GTGCCGCCACCAGTGTAAACAGCTCGTAGGAAATAACGACCTTGTTGGAAACGAGTAGCGTTGACCTTGAGTGTGAACTCCAGGTCCGCACGATACATAAGTACCCCCTTTAACTTGGTGGCCTGCTTTGCCACAGTCATCAACTGGCTAGGAAACAACCAGGAGCCAATAGGCGTGTTGCTTACATCACTAGTTGATATCACACCAGACGCAACCACAGTAGGCTTCTCTAAGAAGTCCTTTAAAGTGTCTACACCTGGCACGTCTACTGCGTCATAGATTGACGAAAGCACATCTACCTCACGTTCTTTTCCAACCACTTTGCTAGTCTCATCGACAAACATCGTGGTCTTATTTACTGAGCTAATTTGCGCCTGCTCAGAAAAAGGCGTTTGTTCTTCTATTGTTTGTTCAGCGAGTGGTATCTTCATCCTAACTTCAACTCATACATTAGGGTATAGTTACGTACTCTAGATATAGACAGGGATGCTGTCGCCCGATCTCGAGCAGTAAGTATTAATATACACGGGCCTACCTCAGCGCCAGTACTTGTCTTTTATGCGTAACTTTGGGTATATGACAAGCAAGATGCATTCTGAGGGTGTACTATCGTAACATCACGCCAGTTTAGTACAAACTGGTAACTACCAACTTTGGTATGGATACCATAGGAACACAGACAATTTAGAACTGCATGTCGGGCGCACCATAGGTGTCCAACAATGCCATTCTCCTACTTGTATACTTAGGCTCCCATCCCAAGTGTTCATACATCTTCACAAACTTTGGGATCCACTCCTTCCAAGTTGCATCATCATGGAACGAAAGATAACGTACCATTGTATCGAGATTTTGAAGAGTTTGAATCTCAGAAGGCACCCTATTGGCTCCTTCTGCTCTGGTCCAAAGACCTAACTCAAGAACAACATCAAGCCTTAGGGGTGCAATGTACTTACCAAGAATTGGTTCGTAACGTGTGAACCTCTTAAGCAGAGTTGTCTCTTCAAATGAACGAAAATGATTGGTAATACCATCCTTAGTATCGCTAGTATAAACGTGACCAAACACGGCATAACCTTCAGAGCAAATTTGCTCTGAAACATACGGCGCCCACTCTTCTGAGACACTGGCCCTATTGTCATCACCCAGCACCCTAAGAACTACATTCTTAAAGTATCCAGAAAAGAAGTTATCGACAAAATTTCTCGCCCTCCAAACAGAGTACGCGAAATAGCCAAGGTTCAGGACAGAGTTGGCAATAGTTGTCAAAGGATGACCAGAGGCCAATGAACCCCACCACCAGTGAAGCTGAGCTCCACGCAAGTGGCACGTGGTTCTCATTGACTTACAATAAGTCTCATAAATACGACGCATATGATGATCAAGTTCCTTTTGTGAGTTGATGAAATCGACAACACACTCTAGGAACATTTGTAGAACAACAGCTGAGTGACGACTATCATAAGCAGAAAGATCTCCTGCTATTGATAGGTCCTTATCAGCTGAGATTGTCTTATGAACCATAGTGATATAGTGAGCGTCATCACCTTCCATGTTATCACCACCAGCAAAGCCATTGTTAAGATGGTTGTCTAACATCCACTCAATGAAATTTCCAAAGAGCATGCGTGTAACAATAACCAACGACAAAGGCGCTGCTGAGATCAGGCGACCCTTTCCTTGAGCCACCTTGGCTTTAGGAAGCGTCTCGGCTTTAACACAGTCAGTGAAAACCCACATTGGGATTTCGCCTCTGAACAGCATCTGAAAACAACTTTGAACCTCAGCTTCAAGAACACTTATATGAGATCCAACTATGAACTCTCCGTTTTCGTAATAGCCACACAGCTCCTTCTTGGTCATCCCGGTGCAATTGTACGGGGCACCAGCAGAAGTAGACAAGTCGATACCACGAAAAGCTGTACCTGGCTCACCAAGTATTGCTTGCATAAAAGTCTTGGTCCCAGTTTTCATTGGGACGGTTTGAATTTGCCGCATATTTTGGAGACAC